GGTGCTGATGACCGCGCTGCCGTAGCCGCTGGTGAAGGTGGTGTAGGAGCCGCTTGCGAGCCCGATCTGCAGGCGAGCGCGCACCGGGGTGCTGGTGGTGCAGGCGACCGCCACGCCGTTGGTCTGCGGCGTGACGACCAGGTTGGTGACCGTCGTTGCCAGTGCGCCGACTTGCGGCGGTGCTGAGGCAGGCTCGGCTGCTTCGGCTGCCTCGAGTTCCTCGATAAGTTCGGCCTCGGTCGTCATTCGCCACCGCCCGTCTTCTGCTGCAGCACGCCAAAGGCACAGCGCGTGGCGGCCGTCGGGTTCTGGCGGTTGACCGGGTTAGGCATCGCGAACGCGAAGCGCGCGGTGACGCGCAGGGCGACCATGTCCTGCTGCATCAGGTTGTACTGAATGACACCGGCGTTGTCGGTGATCACGCCCTGGTCGAACAGCTCCATGTTGATGTCTTCGCGCACACCCAGGATGGCCATCGTCCAGTCACCGCAGATCATGCTGAAGTTGTTGGTAGCGGTCGAAAAGCCCGCGAGACCAGCGTTCGAGAAGTAGATTCGTTCGCCGTACAGCGTGCCGCCCGGCGCGCCGTTGGTGCTCGGCCGTTCGTCGGGCCAGTAGAGCAACTCATGCGTGGTCGAGCGCAAGCCACGCAGCTTGGCCTTCATCTGGCGCCGAGCCCAGAAGCCATTGACGTCGTAGCCGTCGGCCTCGACTGCGGCCATGACGTTGTTGATGTCATCGAGGGTGTCGATGCCAGCCGCGGCTACGGCCACGTTGCCCGCGGCGACGGCCTGCTGGGCGAGCGGGGTGGGCCAGGACGGCGGCGTGCCGGCGCCACCGAAGAAGACGGCCTGGTCGAGCGCGACGGCCAGCGCCTCGGTGACCTTCGGGCGGATCTCCTCCCAGAAGTCGTAATCGATGTCGGCGATCAGGTGCTCTGAGACGGGCACGATCACCGCCAGCGTCTCGGCGTTCAGGAAGACGTTGTCCCACATCAACTGGGTCGTTTGCTTGATGCCGATGTCGCGGCCGTCGAGGGCGGCGGAGCCGTTGACCCACATGGCAGTCGGCAACTGAGTGAGCACCGGGATACGTTGCTGGGCACGCTTCATCCTGGCTTTGGGCATCAGGTTGAGCGCGGCCGACTCGACCTCGACGCTCTGGACGATCTGGCGCTGCACCTCCTCGGGTATGAGCGGTGAACCGCCAGGCGTTGCCCTCGGGGTTCTGGCGTTGTATGTCACTGGCTAACTCCGCTGCGCGGAGGAGCCGGGGGGGCTGCTCGAGGCGCTCCTCTAGCGACTAAAGAACGCAGACCGCAAGCGGTTGCTGACGTTGTCCTCGGGCACCTCGCTGGGCGCCTGGCCTGGGTACAGCTCAGGCTCCTCGAAGCTACCGCGGAACTCGTGCAGCACGCTCTTGCGGAACGCAGGATCACGTCTCAACTTCGCCTGGGCCTCGCGGAAGCCGCGGTCGTACTCCAGGCGGCCGTACGTTTTGAGGGCTTCATCGACGATCAGCTTGCGCCCAGGCAGTCCCTGACCGGCATTCGGCAGGGCCAGGATGCGCTGGCGCTCAGGTTCGGGCAACGTCTCGAGGACCGGATCGACCGTGAACGCGTCGTGCTGGCGCCCCACGTGTCCGAGCAGTCCCAGTAGCTGCTGGGTCTGTGCTGCGCGTTGCTTCTGCAGCTCCTCGTCGTCGCGGTCTTTCTGCGCGAAGCCATACGGGTCCTCATCGCGCAGACGCCGCCGTTCGACTTCCGAAGCCTCCCGGTTACGTCGGGCGACCTCCTGATCGTGCAGGCTCTGGGCTCCGCGCTGGACGCGTTGGTTCAGCTCCTCCTCGGTCAGCGAGACGATGTTTGACGCGATGGGCGCGGGGGGCTCATTCCGGCCGTCCTCAGGCGAAGACTCCGGTACGGCGTCGTGATGGCCACGCGTGGACCACAGGCGTGTCCACCAGCCGCCAGTCTCGGGAGGCTCCTCGGGGACGGGCGCGAAAGCGGGCTTCGGCTCACCGGCAGGTGGCGTCGCTGGCTCAGGCGAAGGTGGCTTCTGCTCAACGTTGTCGAGCACGGCTTATGGCGCGGGAGTGTAGCCCGGCATTTGCGACAGGTCCAGACCAGGGATGGTGGCGCCGGTTATGTTCATGCCGTAGGGTGGCGGCGCGTAGCCAGCTGTAGCAGCTTGCTGTTGTGCGGCGGCGTCGGCTGCCTGACGCGCTTGCCACGCGCTCAGCCAATCGGTCGGCGGAGGCGCGCCACCGAAGGCCGCCGGGGGTGCGCCGCCGAAGGTATAGGCACCCATGTTCAACAGGTTGCTCACTGGCGGCAGACCAGTCATTGGCGCCGCAGTGGGAGGTGCCGGGGCTCCGACTTGCGCGGCCGCGGTCGGACTGATGCTTGCCAGCGCCTGGGCCGCGCCCTGGCGACCGATCTCCTGTAAGTTGGGCAGGCTGAAGGTCGCCGCCTGTGTGATGGCCTGTGGGTTGATATTCGGGAAGCGACCCGTGCCAATGCCGCCGATGGCTTGCCCGAGGGCCTGGCCGTAGCCGGCGCCAGCGGTGTACGGCAGCAGGGAAATCACGTTCTTTTGCGCGGCCTCGGCGGCGGTCTGGCCGAATTGCGCGCGGGCTAGCGCTGCCTGCTGTGGGTAATAGGCCGCCTGCTGTGTAGCGAGATTGGCGCGTGCCTGGGCCTCCTGGATAGTGGCCTGCTGGCTGGCCTCGAGCTGGCCGATCTGTGATTTCATCGGCTCGACGGTGCTGCTCCACCACTGGTCGAACTGGGCGCTGGCTTCGTCCGCGGTGATGCGTCCTTGGCTGACCTGCTGCTGCAGTGCTTGCTGTTGCTGGCGGGCTTGCGCCTGGAGCTGCGCCACCATGCGCCCGGGATCGGTCGGCAGGTAGCTCGGGTTCGGGATCGAGCTGATCTGGCCGCTCAGTGGATCCTGCGTGGTGATGTACGGCGTCGCCGTCCCGGTCGCGATGACGCCCGGCCTCGGCGGCACGTAGTTCGGGTTCGGCTGCTGGCTGAGCTGACCCGTGAGCGGGTCGCGGGTGATGATGTTGGCTTCGGTGGTACCGGGCGCGTTCAGGACTGTCGGCGGCGGCTGCTGGTAGGCCGGGTTCGGCACCGAGGTGATCTGGCCCGTGCGCGGATCGCGCAGGACGATCGTCGGACTGGTGGCGCTGGGGCTGATCGGTGCGGCGGCCGGCGCCTGATAGTTCGGATTGGCGACTTGGCTGATCGCACCGGTGGTCGGGTCGCGTAGCGTGATGTATTGATCGGTGGTGTTGGTGGCAACCGGCGCCGCTGCAGGAGCGCGATAGTTCGGGTTGGCAACTTGGCTGACCTCACCGGTGCGCGGGTCGCGGCTGAGGATGTACGGCTCGGTCGTGCCGGGCGTGCCGACGAGCTGGCCTGTGGGTGGGATGTAGTTCGGGTTCGGCCGCGAGCTGATCGTGCCTGAGGGCCCGCGCGTGACGATGTACGGGCTGGTGGTACTGGTGGTGATCGGCGTCTCGCTCGGGTTGTAATTGGGGTTCGAGACCGAGGTAATCGCACCAGTTGCTGGATCACGCAGCGTAATGAACGGGTCGGTGGTATTGGTGGCCACCGGCGCCGGAGCTCCGGCGCGGTAGTTCGGATTGGCAACCGTGGTGATCTGGCCGGTGGTCGGGTCGCGCAGTGTGATGTATTGGTCTGTGGTATTAGTGGCAACGGGCGCTGGCTGGGGTTTCTGGTAGTTTGGATTAGGAACCTGCTTGTAGCTGCCGTCGGCCTGACGCTCGAGGATGTACGGATCACTCGTCGACGGGGTGGCGATCTGTCCGGCCTGCGCCTTTGGCGTGGTTGGCCCCAGCTCGCCTTGGCTACCGATGACGGCAGTTGCTCCGTCGGCGAAGGTGTAAGTCTGCGCGCCGCTCGGGTCGGGCTCTGGCTTGCCCGTTATTGCGTTCTTGAAGGTGACCGGTGCCGGCTGTCCGACAACCGCGCCGTGCTGATTGACGAGGTAATTGAGGGTGGCCTGGGCTTGCGCTGAAGGTTGCCCTGTCGGCTGGGCCGGCTGCTGTGGTGTCTGAGTCCCAGCACCACCAATCGGCTGCGACGCGTCGGGTTCGTTGACTTGATCGCCACCGCCGAAGTTGGCCTGCAGCCACTGCAGGAAAGCCTGCCAGCCCGTCGTGCCGGGCCCGAAGGCTGGTGCGTTTGGATCTGCTGGTGCCTGGGGTTGGGTCATGGCGGTGCTCCTTTACGGCACGGGCAGCGGCTGACGTTCGGTGGCGGGGATAGTGATCGTGACGTGGCGGGCGGCCTGCAGACGACTCTCTGGGACGCTGGCGACCATCTCCTGGTTGGCCTGCTGATGTCCCACGCTGACGGCACGGCTGAGCATCTGCTCCTGCTCCTGTCTGCTTGCGTTGGCATAAGCAGGCTCGCTCATGACGCTGCGCACGTTTTGCTGGATCAAGTAGCCCGAGCGTGCCTGGACCGTGCGCTGTTCGTTTGGCGTGAGCTGGACCTCGGCGGTGCCGCTGTGGCTCGTGGCGTATTTGTCCTGGACGGGGACCGTGAGGCCGTGGGTCGCGAGTTCGCGCAGGACGGGATCGGCGCGCGCAGGGCTGACTGCTTCAGGCGCCCAGCCGGCACCAGGCGCCCGCGGCACCGCTCGACCGAGCACGTCCGTACGCACCGGTACCTGGCCCGCCAGGCCTGGGATGCGCGATTCGATCGTCTGGGCAATCGACTGGCCGAGCGGTGTGCCCGCAGTACGCACCTGTCGCTGGACTGGGCTCAGCGCCTGGTTGATGTTGGCGCCGAGCGCGCCGTACGGGACGAGTGAGCCGGCCAAGTCGCTGATGAAACTGTTGCCGTAACGGTCGGGCTGCGAGACCCCGCGCATGATGTTGCCGATGTCGCGCAGGTAGGTCTCGTTGGCAGCGAATTCACCAGCTCGCCGCGCGGCGTCGCCCGCCATGCTCCAGGGATCGTCCAGTTGCTGGCCGGTCTTGGCGTAGGTATGCGCCTCGGCCGCGCTAGCGCCTAGCGCGAGCGGAACGGCCCACGGTCCCAGCAAGCGGTACGGCACGTAGTTGCCGCCGACGCGCAAGCTGTACGGCTGCCAGCCCTGCGCCTCGAGTTCGTTGCGCCGATTGACGTCGGCTGGCCCGCTACCGGTGACGTTGCCCTGGTTGGCTTGCCATAGTGCTCCGCCAGTGAGCAGCGATCCGACGAGGTTGTCGACCAGCCGCTCGCGGAACGGGCGTACGCCCTGGAGTTGGGTGAGACGATTGACCTGCTCCTGCCGAGTCGTCCCCGCGTAGCGGCCACCGGTGCGCGCGACATCGGCGAGCGTGCCGATCAGGCCGAGGGGTGAGCGGTCGATCCCACGTGCGCCGACGTTGTAGGCCACGCGTGCAAACGGCAGCACCAGATGGCCGAGGGGTCCGCCACGCTGCGCCAAATTGAGCAGGCTACTGCCGAACTTGCCGAGTTCACCGCGCATCGCGGCGCGTTGGGAAAAGGCTGTAGCGTCGCGCATCATGGCTTGCCCTCGAGGGTTCAGCGGCGCCTCCCTGACGAGTTGGGCGATGCGCGCAGCCGCGGCCTGGCCGCTGAGTCCTTCAGCGTCGGCTTGCTGGGCGGCGCGCTGGTACATGCGCATGCCGTAGGCAGTCCCCTGCGTGATGTCCTGGATGGCTGAGTGGATGCGGCCGGGCGCTTCCAGCGCCAGAGCCGCGGCTCTGGCGACGGGTCCGCGGAAGGGTCCCGTGGCCATTGGTCCGCTGACGCGCTCAGCAATGCCGCGCGGGAAGCCACCGGCGAGAGCCTGCTCCTCGTTGATGCCGTGCACCAGGGTCTGCGCGGCGTTCTGACCGCCCTTCAGGAAACCGAGCCAACCGCCCTTGGCGATCGCCGAGGCCTCGTCTGGACGCCCCTGAGCGAGCGCCAGGCCACCCTCTCGCGCCGCCGCGTAGAGGTTCTCGAGCGCGCCGCTGATGCCGATGCGCTCGATCGTCGGCGCGCCGGAGATCATCGAGTTGTACCGAAGCGCTTTGAACCAGTCGAAGCCCGTGACGGGCGGCGCCTTGAAGCCATTCCAGAAGCTCGCGAGCTGGATTGGATCGGCGCCGCTATTGAGCAGCGCCTGGTAATTGGCGATGCCGCTGATCAGCTGCTCCGGATTGCCACCGGTGCGCCGCGCGATCTCGGCGGCCGCCTGGTCAGGAGCCAGGTTGATCAGACTGGGTTGCTCCATGAACGCGCGCATCGCGCGGCCAGCCTCGGCGCGACCGCCCTCGGCGATCTGTACCAGGGCTTGCAGTCGATCGCCCTCCGACAGGAACTGAGCCAGGCTTTCGGTCGAGTTGTCTCCGCCGCTGATTGCCGCGGCCAGGTCGGCGACCTTGGCGCCCTGTGCGCCGACGGCGTTGCGAATGGCGCGTAACTGCTCGGTGTTGAACGCATCGCCAGGTTTGACCTGGTTGATGACGTCGGTCAGGCTGGTGCTGTTGGCCAGCTCTCTGGCGAGGTTGTTGGCTACTGCGTCGGGGATCACCCCGCGGCGCTGCTGATTGGCGAAGTCGATGCCTTGTGCAGCGTCGGCGATCTGCTGGCGCACATTCTCAGGGAATTGCTCGAGATTGAGCCGCGCGACCTGTTCCTCCGGGGTGAGCGTGATCGGCCGCGCGCCCTCCGGCAGCGGTGCAGTGGCCAGCTGCTCGGTCACTGGACGGCCAGCTACCGCGCGGGCTTCCTCGGTCCTGATCCAGTCCTGCGCAGCCTGGTTGACGGGATTGCCGGCCTGGTCGAACTGTGGTGTGGTCTCGGTTGGCAGCGTCTCGCGCAGTCGCTGGAGCCGAGCCACGTCCGCCGCGGCCTGGGCGGCAGCCTGCTCGAGGGACTGACCGGTCGTGGCGTAAGCGGTTTGCGCCTCCTCTGGCAGACGGCGCAACGCGTCACCTTCTTCAGCAGCACCGCCGACGCGCAACGCGCCCGACTCGCTGGTCAGAAACTCGCGTACTGCTGGGCTCTGCAGCGCCTCGCCGAGGACTCGAGCGGTGGCTGGCAGCGCGTACTCGCCGAGGCCCGCGGTCGCCGCGCCTAGCGGAAGACCCAGCGCACCGGCGACGGCGATGTCCTGAGCAGTTGCCGAGGGCTGCTGGGCGGCATTGACGGCATTGAGGATCGCCCCCTCGATGCCACCGGCTGCGAGCGTGCCGCGTACGCCGCCGAGTGCTTCACGGGCGAAGCCGGCCGGACCGGCGCCTGCCGCGAGCGCCAGATAGTTTTCGGGGTTGGTGGCCTGATTGATGATCCCACCCAGGAGGGGAACATCGCGCGCCGGATTGATGCGCTGCGTCGCTTGCTCGGAGGCCTGGCTGTACTGCTGGTTCCACTGCATCAGCGCCTGGAGCTGATCGAGCGGATTCAGGTTGCCGATCGACTCGCCACGCACGACGCGTCCGAGTGGCGTGTCGGCTGGCGGGGTCTGCAGGACGTCGCCGAGGTCGGGCAGGTTCTGCGCGAGCTGATCGACGGCGTAGCCGAGGGCACTCTGACCGCCAGGGAAGGCTGGCTCAGTGGGTGCCGCAGTTGGTGCTGTGTAGCCGCCGATCAGGTTGCCAACCGCCTGCGGCAGCTGGCCCGCCAACTCCTGAGCCCGCTCGGCAGGCGTGCGCAGATCGATCGTGGGTACGTTCTGGGCGAGGTCCTGGACGGTCTGCTGTGCCTGCGAACTGGCTTGCTGGGCCGTTTGGCCGAGTCCCTGCAGCAGGTCCTGGATGCCCTGTTGTGCTTGCTGCGCGGTGTCGCTGATCGTCTGCTGTGCTTGCTGTTCGGTCTGGGTCAGCCCCTGAGTGAGGTTCTGGATGCCTTGCTGGGCCTGCTGGTACGTGTTCTGCAGCGCCTGGTCCGCGGCTCCGCCCGCGCCGCTGACGATCTGCCAGCCCTGATTGACCAGGTTCTGTGCCTGCTGGGGGAGCTGCTGGACCGCCTGAGCTGCGCCGCCGAGCGCGCTGCCGACGGCGCCGATGGCTCCCTGAACCGCTTGTCCGACGGGCTGCAGGACATCGTGAATGGCATACGTCGGGTCCTGGAGGGAGCTGGTGTTGCCGAGGACCTTGGTGACGTAGCCGCGCGTCTCGGCGATGTTGGGCACGCCGCCACCCTGCGGCACGCGGCCAGGACCCGCGTTGTAGGCCGACAGGGCAGAGGCCCAGTCGCCGCCGAAGCGATCTAAGTACGAACGCATCAGGTTGGCCGCGGCGGGCAGCGCCTCGTTGGGGTGCATCGGATCGATACCCAGCCCGTGCGCCGTGTCCGTTGTGAACTGGGCAATGCCACGCGCACCAGCCTGGCTCTGCGCATTGGGGTTGAAGTTGGACTCGGCCTGGATCTGACGCGCGAACAGATCCGGATTGATACCCGCGGCGATCGCTGCGCGGCGCGTCTGATCGATCAGATCGCCGGGTTGGTTGGGCGTCGGGCCCGTGGGGATGGCCGCTGCTTGCGCCGGTGGTTGCTGCTGAGCGCCGTCGATGGGATGATCGACGAAGATCGCGGCGTTGGCGGCGCCCTGAGTCCCGGGTACCTGAGCGATCTGCTGCGGCGTCATCCAGTCAGACCCGCCGCGCAGGGCGAGCCCTGAGGCGCCGACGTGGTACTCGCCGGTCTGTGAGTTGTAGCCGTCCACATACAGGTAGTGGCCAGGCGTGTTGAGGATGACCGGGTTGCCGCTCGAGGCGCTCGAGGCGACGTTGCTCCAGTTGACGCCTTGAGTCAGGTGGGCATCGACGCCCATCTTTTGCAGCAGCGACAGTTCACTCTGCGGGCCGGCCATGCCCTGCTGCGGATTCCAACCAACCTCGCGCGCGAGCGCGACCGCCTCTGTGGCCGTCGGGTTACGGCCGTACGTCGCGGCGAAGGCGGCCGCCGCGGCCGGTCCGCAGGCGCTGTACGCGTCGGCCGTACTGAGCCCGGCTTCCTGCTCGAACTGACGTTGTGGCTCGATCGCGACTGGAGCCCTAGCGCTCGCGGCTCGCACGCCCTGCTCGGGCGTGTTGACCGGCGCGCCGAGGCCGGGGTCAGCGGCTGGTGCTTGCGTCGGTTGAGCTTGCGGAGCCTGCCCGCTGACGACTTGCCAGCCAGCACCGAGCAGGTCCTGGAGGTTGGCGGGCGCTTGCTGGACGGCCTGCTGTGCGCCTTGGACCACCTGCCAACCGGCACCGAGCAGGTCCTGCGCGTTGGCTGGCACCGGGCCACCGGTACCCGGAGGTACCGTACCCGGAGGTACTAGCGGCGCAGTCACGGGGGCCGCCGGTGCGGGCAGTGGGGTTGGCGTTGGCGCCGGCGGCGGTGGTGCGGGTGGCGGCGGTGGCGGCGGCGGAGCGAGCGCGTTCTGCACGCCCTGGCTGATGTCGTCGCGGATGGTGGCGATCTTGTCGCCCGCGGCACTGGCGAACTGATCGGCGGACCAGTTGTTGAACACGTCCGCCGGGATGTCCGGCAGCAGCTCGTCAGCCATGTCGCGGGCCTAGACGAGGCGGAAGTTGCCAGCAGCGGAGCCGGCGGCGTACTTGGGCAGCGACTGCTGATAGAGCGCGTTGATGTCCATCGGCGCGTAGCCGAGGTTGGAGTACATGCTGCCCACCATCTGACGCTGGCTCGGGGTCATGTAATTGAAGCTTTGTGGTGCCATCTGGGAAGGCGGCGGCAAGCCTTGCGCGGTGCTGAGGAAGTTCTGGAAGTTGGTGCCGCCAGGTGTCGCGGCGCCCGCGGCCGGTTGCTGGCCCGCGGCTGGCGGCTGACCTGCCGCGTTTGCGCCCTGACCGCCGCCGCCGAAACCGGTCGCGGCGCCGACCAGGTTCTGCAGCGTCTGCGGCTGGGGCGCAGCGCCGCTCACACCGCCGCCCGGCAGGTATCTGCCCGCCGCAGCACCGACAAGCCCCTGCAAGCCCTGCGGCGTGCTGCCGAGGACCTTCAGGTATTGACCGTAGTCAGCTGGTCCCTGTAGCCGCGAGAGCAGGTCGAGGTACTGCTGGCTGGCTTGCTGCTGCTGCTGCTGGACGCTCAGTCCGAACTGCGCGGTCTGCAGACCCTGAGTGAACGCCTGCTGCTGCGCGGCCAGCGTTGATGTCTGGGGCATGCCACCGAACTGGCCGATGATGCGCTGCAGATCGGCCTGCGTGAACTGTTGAAGCGGATAGTTGCCATGAAAGGTCTGGGGCGTCTCGTTGACCAGCCGCGTAACCATCGCCTTGGCGCCGGCCACGTCCCAGTTGGGGTTGACCTGCCGCATATACGCCTCGAGCTGGTCCCAGGTGGGCATCTGCTGCAGCCACTGCTCAGGGATGGGCTGCTGGTACATGCCGGTCATCTGCGCCTGCTGGGCCGCCTGTGCCTGCATCTGCTGGAACTGTTGGCCCTGCGCTTGGAGCGTCGGCTGACCCGCCCAGCCTGTCGGCTGGAACGTGCCTGAGGTATCGGCGTGGAAACCGATGTATTGCGGCACTGTCGGCATCTGGCCGAACTGGAACGGGTTGCCGCCCGGCATGTAGCCGTACTGCGTACCGAGCGACATCGTATCGGTGAAAGCTTGCTGCGCCTTTTGGAAGGCGAGCTGGTCGTTCTGGAACTGCAGCAAGCCCTGGCGGTAGGCGGCGTCTGCCTGGGCGGTGGCTGCGTTGATCAGCGTGCCGGCGGCCTGCGGGTTGTAGCCCGTCGCCGTCCCCATGAAGGGATCGCTGTAGAAGCTCACCGCGCAGGCCTACTTACTTGCGGCGGCTCGGCATCTTGGGCTTGCTGCTCGAGGACTCCGACTTACCCTCGCCGATGCCGGGGAACTTGCGTTTGACGGCGGCTCGCACGCGCGCCTTCTCTGAGCTTGAGCCGAACTGGCTCACTCGCGACAGGGCATTGCGCGCGTGGGCTTTGTCGGGGATCGGGTACGAACCGGCGCCCTTGCCCTCTTTGCCCTCGCCCTTGCCGGGCAGGGCGAAGCTCGAGGACGGCAGGCGCTTGCGCTGGGCAGCTTTCAGGATGGCCATCTCTCAGTAGCTCTTTCCGAAGCCGTGGCGAGACGGCAGCCCGCGGCCCAGCGGCGACGGGATCATGCTGGGCGCATCAGGTGGCTCGGTGCCGTCCATCGGGTCGAAGCGGGTCGATCGGGAGCGGGTCGGGGTCAGCGTGTCGCGGTACTCGGGCCCGTTGATCCAGCCCTCGCTGGGCGTCATGCCCATGACACCGATGAGGATGCTGCCGAGAGCTGGGCCACTGGCTGGCTGGTTGGGCATACGTGCGGCATTGCCAGGCATGGCTTCTCCTCCTAGCGGAATGGGCCGAGGCCGAACGGCGGTGGAACGAGACCGCGCATGCTCGGTGCGGTGGTGCCGACCGGAGGACCAGGCAGCGGCATGCGCGGGGCTCGCATTGGCATCGGCTGGCGCGCCAATGGACCGGGGAGACGCGGCGCGCCACCGGGCAGTCGCGGCACACGCGGTGCCGCGGCCGGCGCGCGTGGCACCGCGCGCGCGGCGACTGGCCGAGGAATCGCGGGGGCCCGCGGCACGCGCACGGCTGCGGCGCGTGGCATGGCGGGAGCGCGCGCGGCGCGAGGTGCAGCTGCGGCGCGAGGTGCAGCTGCGGCGCGCGCTCGAGGTGCCGCGGGTGCTCGAGGAGCGCGAGCGGCGGGCGCGCGGGGTGGACGAGCGGCCATCTACTTGCCTTTCTTCGGCGGCCTGATCGGCACGCCTCGCTTGCGGTCGAGCGCGTTGTCACGCGGCGAGCCCTCTTTGACGCCGTGGGCGCGGTCGTACGCGCGGTCTTCCGCCTCAGTCCACGGCTTGCCGGTCTTGGGGTTGAGGCGTCCCCTAGTAGCGCCGGCCATTGCCGTTGCCATTGCCGTTGCCATTGCCGTTACGGTTGCCGTTGCGCAGACCAGTGGCGTTGCCCTTGCGGGTGATGCCTGATCGAAGTTCGGTGTTTTTGCCCATCGGTTCGCCTGGGCAGCCCACCTCGCCGGCGTGGCTGGCAAAGGTGCTGCCGCCGGCGAAGCCTGTGCCGCTGGGTTCGGACTTGGCCGCGCGTTTGGCGGGACCGGTGTTAGATGCCGCGTACATGGGCGGGGCTCCTTTGCAGGGCCGCCCCACCGCTCGAAAACGAAGCAGCCCGCGTCGCTACGAGCGGCGGGCTGCCGGCCCTACTCTAGCGCATCTAGCCGAGGATGTTGACCGCGGCTTGCTCGGGTGGCGTCGGCAGCTTGAGCCAGGGATAGGCGGCGATTACCGCGCGGTACACGGTGCGGAAGCCGATCGGGCCTAGCCGCTGCAGCTCGGCGTTGCGACCGGCCTCGTTGGGCGTGCCGTCGGCGTTGAAGAGCTGGCTCGAGTAGTACGCCAGCTTCTGCTGCTCGGAGATCGGCGCGGCGAACGGGGCGATGCCCTGCGGCGACATGGCCACCGCCAGCTGTGTGCTCATGTCGTCGAGCCAGCGCGCCAGGTCGGTGGCGATCAGGTCGTAGGTCTCGACGCGCTCGGTCATTCGCCGCAGTTTGAACTCAATTCGTCGCAGTTTCTACAAACGCGCTCGGTCACGCGCGCTCTACAGCAGTCGCGCCAGGGCGACGCCGCCGATCAGACCGGCGAGTAGAAGATCGAGTCGGCCGATCGCGGCGAAGACGATGCACAGGATCAGCACCAGTAAGGCGATGATCCAGCCGATCGTGATGGCAGGCATCGTGAGTTGCACGGTTGTTCTCCTAACTCACCGCTCGATGCGTTCCCAGCCGTGGCTGCCGACCGGTAGACACATGTGCGCTGAGCAGCTGGTGTACGGGCCCCAGCCCCAGCCCTTGAACCTGAGCCACGCGCGGAAGTAGCCCGACCAGAGTTCGAACTGGGAACGCGGGCGAATGTAGGGCGCCGACGGATTATCCCGCCACATCAGCCGGCGCCCACCGCGTTGGGGATGGTCGGGGTAGCCGGCTGGCCGGGGAAGGCTCCCGGTCCTGGGCCGCCGGGCGGGACGCCCTGCGGAGCCGGCATGCCGTAGCCCGGCATCGGCACCGGGTTGGTCGGCATACCGCCTTGTCCACCGCCCACTCCTGGCCCACCCGGTGCCGGGTTGCCGACGCCCGCGGGCACGATGCCCGCCATCTCCTGGGGGGTGGGTCCGGGCGTCTGCATCTGGGCGGCGATGATCGTGCCGAGCTTCTGGAAGGTTAGCTCCATCAGCTTCTGCTGGACCGGCCCGGACTGCTTCATGTTCTGCAGCAGCCAGGACTTCTCGACTTCGTCGGGGTTGGAGCCGGCATCCCTGCAGGCCTGCTCATAGGTGATCAGCTTGAGCTGCATCTTCTCGCCGATGGCGCGCGTCATGACCACGTCGTCGGACGGCGTGCTGACGTCCAGGCGCACGACGTAGCGGTGCACGCCGCCGAGGTCGTCAGGGCCGAGGCCGATCCAGCCGGCACGCGTCTGACCCGCGTACCGTCCGCGCTGGGTCGGCGGGCGCTCCTCGGCGAAGGCGTACACTGTCTCGCCGATGCGTCGCTCAATCAGCCAGGACTCGAAGCCGGTCCTCGAGGCGAGGCACTGCGAGACGTTGCCCACAATGGGATCCCACTTGAGGCGCGCCAGAAACGCCTGCTGATTGAGCTGGTAGCCGGACTGTGCGCCAGCCGCGCCGCCGCGGATGACCTCGGGCTGCGCCAACTGGGCCATCGTCTGGGCGTTTTGCAGCACCTTGTCGAGGTCGATGCCAGTCTTGGGCTGGTCGATCGGGGCGATGTCGAAGGGGTAGACCATGCCTGGCTTGATGGTCTGGATGGCGTCGACGTCGCGGTTGTCGTTGGCGTACGGACCGATGCCGCCCTGGATGCCGGGCACCGTGCCAGGTGGCGTGGTGCGCTTGAAGGCCGGCCAGCCGGTCAGAAACGCCGAGTTGCCCTGCATCGTCAGCAAGCTGTCGATCAGCGGGAAGAGCATCAGGTAGCCGTACAGGATGCTGACGGCCTGACGCTCGGGCAGGCGGCTCGAGGTGGTCAGCCCACGCGCCTGGAAGTAGGGCCCGCGCAGCGTCTTGAGCACCGGATCGCCGTAGCCGTGGTCGATCGTGCGCACCAGCGTGCCGCTGGCGAAGGTGCCGTGCTGTGACGCGAGCTGACCGGGGCCGAGCAGCACGATGGCGCACTTGGTGTAGTCCCAGGCTTCGATGACGGTGATCTGGCGGTGCTGCTGGACGATGCGCGGCCACTCGGCGCGAGCCAGCGACATGGCCCGCGGATCCAGCTGGCGCCAGTCGGCCGGTGCGAGCACCTTCCCGTCGCGGTCGAGGCCGGTGCCGAAGCGGGCCAGCGCCTCGAGGTACGGCATCGTCTTGATCTCGACGCACGCCGTGTTGCCGTTCTCGTTCTGGTTGTAGTAGATCGTCTCGGGCGGCACGTCGGTGGTGACCACCGGGTAGGGCGCGAGCAGCTTCAGCTCCTCGGTCTGCTTGTGCCACAGGCGGCGCTGGGCGTCGGCGTCGTACTGCTGCTCGGCGGCGATCTCCTCGGCCATCGCCCGCGCCTGGTCGGAGTACTCGCGCCAGGCTGAGTTGGCGCGCGAGACGGTCTTCAGCCAGCCCTCGCCCTTGCTGACGGTGGAGTACATGAGCGAGCGCAGGATCGGTCGCCGCGAGTCCTGCTCCTGGCGGTGCCAGGAGGCGTCGAAGAAGTGTTCGCGCAGCGTGGCGTTTTGCTGCGCGGCGTCGCCGAAGGCGGTCGGGTGGTACTGCACCTCGGGTGGGTTGGCGCA